TCTGACCTTGCAGACACGACGACGCCCTTCACAATGATCTCCATGATGACCAAAGAAAAGAAGCGCCCCCTGGTAGAGGCGGCCTCAGCGAAACATGAGGCATCTCCACTCTTGAATGACCTTTCGGCCAAGAGTTTGCCGTCCAACCTGGACGGCGAGGCTCGCGAATTCCTGCGAGACTGCATTCAGAAGACTCAACTGCTGTTTAGAGTCCATGGTATGTGGCCGGCAACCAACTCAAAGCAGAAGGAGCATTTGCTCTCTTCCGCCGAGAAGACCCTGAACCGTTGGATACAACTTTCAACGTTCTGTGGTCCTGGTTTTGCTGGCGCCATGAAGCTCGTCAAGCTCAAAATGACGTGCTTTGTTGCAGCTGCACTGGGGCAAGACTTGCCGAGTTTGCCTTGGGATGGAATTTGCAAGGACAACCCACTAGTGCTGGTGGGCGGTTCCTGCTACAGGTTCACACAGTTAACGTTGCGCAAAGGACGTGCGGCGACGTTGGAACTGGCTACTGCAGTAGGGCAACTGAAGAAGGGGCTGCCACGGCCCCCGAAGTCAATGCTCTCCGCTGCCGAGAGAAAGACCTTTGAGGAGTTAACCACTGCTCCTCCGCAGCGTGTCACGGTTCGCACGCCCCTTGTTGCATGGGCGGATGATAGCGAAGCGCGACCCTTGATCTTCACACGGGCCGACATCATCTCCGAGGTCGGTCGCGCGGTTGGTGAGATCTTTCCGAAAGATGGCTACACGTTGGAACATCGTGTGCGGCCTCGTTTCCCTAGCACTTCCGCGAACTATATCCGTTCACGCAGTGGCATGGGCTCGGTAAGCTCTATCCTTGAGGATCATCCAGCTCTTCTTGACGGCCTCCGTGTTCCGGGAGGCGGCGTCCGCATTCAGGGTCGCGAGGCACGACGTGCCGCGCTTCCTAGAGATGCGAATGGGCTGCTGCTCAAAGATCCCGTCGAGGAGATCGGTGCTGGTCACGAGCACGGACTCGACGTCTTTGATGATGGTCTTTTGCGCGAGAACTACGCGCGCTTCTACACTCGTCTGCTGGATGCAGCGACTGCGGAAGTTCCCAGGGCTGAGCCGCTTGCTCTGCCTGAGGCACTGAAGGTCCGGGTTATTACCAAAGGCCCGCCTTTGTTGGCAACTGCTTTAAAGCCGCTCCAAGCGTATCTGTGGAGTGAACTGGCGAAACACAAGGTTTTCCAGCTGATCGGCAATCCAATTTCTGAGCACGTTCTGCTCGAGATGTTTGGCACCAAGCTTCTGCCGGGGGAGAAATTTTTGTCTGGCGATTACTCCAACGCCACCAATGATCTTCGCTCCTGGGTTTCGGAGTCGGTAGCCAATGCACTTGCTGATCGCATCGGTCTCACTGCGCAAGAACGAGAACTTCTCTTGCGTGGCCTCACGCGTCACCTAATGGTCCACGGTGGCGAGGAGAAGCAACAACTCAATGGGCAGCTCATGGGGTCTGTTGTCTCCTTTCCGGTCCTGTGCATAGCGAACTTTGTCCTGTGCCGTCTCGCCATCGAGTACGGTCGTGGACGCAAGATTCCTTTGCGAGCCTTCGGTCCGAATTGTGAGGTTGGCCTTCTTATTAACGGGGACGACTGTCTGTTTCCTATTAATGAAGAGGGTCGACGATGCTGGCAGCTGCTCGGCAACTTCATGGGCTTGAGCCCTTCTCTGGGGAAGGTCTTCTACTCTGACTGGTTTGTGCAAATCAATTCAACAAACTTCATGAGAGAGGAGATTCCTTTTGAGGAGCTCTGGCCCGCGAAGAGGGGCGCTGTTCGTGCGCCCTTCCAAGGTGAAGCAACTGTTGTTCGTCTGCAGTGTTTCCGTCTTACCCGCTTTGTGAACTTCGGCCTGCTCTATGGCCTGAAGCGCTCCGGCGGTAAGGTGGGTCGCGACGACGCGGTTGATCCGTTTAACGGTCTCGGTGTTCGTCATCGGGAGTTGTTACGTACGTGTCCTGCGGCCTGCGCAGACACCGTCAACACAATCTTCATGGCGCATCACGCGTCCGTCCTGAAGACTTGCTCCGTTCCTTGGTTTTTGCCGGAGTGGCTGGGCGGTCTCGGTTTGGTTGGTGTCGCATCAAACAAGGACTGTCGCCTTGCGTTGGGGGCACTGAGGGAGTGGGCGCTGCTCAAGCGCCATCCAGTGCATGCCACGGCAGATACGCCGTGGCTCGTTCGGAAACAGGCAAAGAAGGTTTTTGCCCAACTTCCTGATCGTGTACTCTCTGTTCCGCAGCAGAAAGCGACGGAGGCAGCCGATGGCATCAGCTGCGCTTCCGTCCTCTTTGACTCGAATCTGCAAATGAAGGATATATTTTGCAGTGAGCATGAGACACGACGACAGACCCTACGAGAGAATGAGCGCTTCTGGTCCTATCTGTTGAAGCGAGCTCACTTTCACAGTCTCCCCGCATCGCGGTTTGCGGAAGGTGAAGGTATCGTAGTAACCCCTGAGGCGCAGTTTTGCCTCGAGGTCAATGCACGGCGTTTACCTGTGCTTGGTCCTGTTGTGGAGGTTGACCGAACCCCCCTGGATGATCTGACTTTTGTCCGTGAGTGTGTGGACGTAGATCAGACTCGCAATCAGCTTGGTTTGCTGAAGACGTTGCACTCGAAGAACTTCTTGCAGTCCCCATTTGTCAGGGCGACTCTTGAGTCTTTGGTGCAGCCGATTTCGGTTGAGCCGACAATTGTTCATCCATTGCCGGTCACGCCTGTGGCACTGGCGGTTTCTTCTTCTCCCCCTGTCGTTCAGGTGGCGCAGCCCGAGGCCAAAATCTCGAAGACCCTATCGGATGATCCGTGGGCTTCAGATGATGAGCCTGAAGCTGCTGATCCACTGACAGTGCGTATGGAGAAGGGATACGGTGCGATTCTTGCACAACTTGAGGCGAAGCGACCCACAGACCCCCGTGTGGTTGTTGCTACGTTCACCGAGCGCGTGCGCTTGATCTCCTTGATCACGCAGCTCTTGGATCTTAAGGGACAGAAACCAGTTCGTGTCTCTCAAGATAGTTTGCAGTACCGCCATGACATGAAGGTCTTCTCCAATCTGATCACCATGCTTCCTGGTCAAATCGATGGACTTCTCTCTTTCCTGGCACGCCGCTACCGCGAGCGCGTTCGTACCGGTGAAATGGACTAGTCCCTTCATGCTCTGTCCGCAAAGCCCCGCAAGCTCTCTGCGGCCACCTGTCTGCTCCCGACGG